GGGTCTTTAGGCGATTTTCTATTATTTGGTTCACAAGTTGAAGTAGGTTCGTATGCTACTTCTTACATTCCAACAACAGCAGCAACAGTTACAAGAAATCTAACTACATTTTACAAATCAGGATTGTCTACTTTAATGGGGTCGTCTGAGGGAGTTTTATTTTTAGAAATAAGTGCTGATAATGTTGCTGCCGATAGTGTTATTTCAATTGGAGATGACAGTACAAATTGGATAGCAATAGGGTCGGCAAGTAATGGATTATCACTATGGTTAAGCATAATGATTGGAGGATCTTGGCTAATAATTTCTTCTTGGTGGAGTAATCCTCAAACAAAGCCAGCAGGTTTTTTTAAAATAGCGGCTAAATATAAAAGTGGAGATTCTGCAATTTGGATAAATGGTACGGAAGCTATCGCATCAACAACTACTGCAACAGCAACAGGTACTTTTAGTAATATCTGGGGGTACTATGCTGCAAGTCCCAGCTCTTGGAACTTTAATGGCAAAATACGACAGCTACAAGTTTATGATACAATTTTAACAGATGCTCAACTATTAGCTTTAACTACTTAATATGAATATATACAAACTACAATACGATAATAAAGCACAAGCTGATGCTGACTTCTTAGATAAAGGAGTTACTCAGGTAGTAGAGGTTGAAGGTCAACAACTCACAACAAACTCTAGTGCAACACAAGCAATAGTAGACATGGGCAAAATAGTAGAAACACCTGGAACTTATGATCCTGATGGTCATGTAATAACACCGCCTGTTTTTTTTGATGGCGTATTTTATGATATAATGACTACTGAACATATAGACTTTGGAACTCATGCTTTAACACCTACTAAATGCTTACATGGATTTGCGGGTTACAGTATAGATGCAAATGGAGATAATGTAGAACCACAACAATAATTATGAAAGATAACATCATTAATATTAATTTAGAAACAAGTACATCTCCAACAGTAACTGAAGTGAGAGGTAAAGATTGGATTGAGTTTGGTACTGAGGATTGGCGTAACCTATATCCACAATTTATTATTGATTTATATTATTCAAGCTCAATAACAGCTGCTATCGTAAATGCGACTGCTGAAATGATTGCAGGGGAGAATCTTATAATAGAAAATGAAGAAGATAGAAATGAAGAAGCAAGAATAAAACTTCAGAACTTTATGAATAGAGCTAATGGTAATGAAAGCCTACATGAGGTTATAAAGAAGTTAGCTTTTGACTTTAAGCTTCAAGGTGCTTTTGCTCTTAACATTGTTTGGTCTAAAGACAGAACACAAATTGCAGAGATATACCATGTTGATGTTTCTAAGGTTAGGTGTGCCAGACCTGATGAATTTGGCAAGACTAAAGGATATTACATCTCAGCAGACTGGAGTAACACTAGACAGAATAAACCTTACTATGTTCCTGCTTTCAATACTAATGACAGAACTTGTGCAAATCAGATAATGTATTCAGGTCTTTACAGTCCTAATATGAACTCTTACTATACACCTGATTGGGTTTCTTGCTCAAATTGGAGTCTTATAGATGGTCGTATCTCAGAGTATCATTTAAATAATATCAGCTCAGGATTCTCAGGTAGTTTTATGATTAATTTTTCTAATGGCATACCAACGCAAGAGGAGAGATTTCAGATAGAACAAAGCATAACGGAAAAATTCACAGGACAAAATAATGCAGGAAAGTTTGTATTGACTTTTTCAGATGACAAGACTAGAACTCCTGAAGTAACTCCAATAAGTCCTGCTGATCTTGATAAGCAATATATTGCCTTACAAGAACTCCTCACTTCTAACATACTTTCAGGGCATAGAGTTACATCTCCTATGCTAATGGGTATTAAGAACGACACAGGACTTGGTTCTAATGTAGATGAACTTAACTCAGCAGCGAACTTTTATTTAAATACAGTTGTAAAGCCATTTCAAGATCATATAGTAAAACAGCTTAGAAAAATCTTCCAAGTTAATGATATGGATATGCCTGTAAACTTTGTTCAGCTTAAACCAATTACTTTAGAGTTTACTTCTGAGGACTTGAAAGGAGTAATGACTGAAGAAGAAATAAGAGATGAATTAGGGCTTGAGCCTTTAGATGTAGAAATTAGAGAAGATTTTAGTAAAGTAGGCAATATAGATGGGAAGCCAGTATTTGACACAATAGAAGAAGCTGAAGCTCATGCTAAGACTTTAGGGTGCGAAGGGTATCACGAACACGAATACGAGGGCAAAACGGCTTATATGGCTTGTAAAGACCATTCTTCAGCAACAGAACTAGCTAAATTTATTGATGAGTATGGAGAAGATATGCCTGAAGGATGGGAGCTTGTAGATGAAGAAAAAGTTGTAGATGAACACGCTGACTTTAATTTTGAAGAAGTTCTAAATGATGTTGCTAGTGAGAGGGTTGAGTTTGCTTCAACAGGAAGTCCTAAGCCAAGCAAAAAGTCTGAGCAAGATGGCGTATCTAAAAAGACTTACGACTATTTTAGAGTAAGATATGTCTATGCTCAAGACAACTTCTTAGTAAATAAAACAGGAGAGAAAAGACCATTTTGCAGACAAATGATGGGTGCGAAGAAACTTTACAGAAAAGAAGATATTGTAAGTATGTCAGACAAAGTTGTTAATGATTATTACTATTCTAAAAACCAAAAAAGAAATATAGGTTGGGGGCCTAAAGGTGCTTTAAAATATGATGTCCTAAAGTACAAAGGAGGTGGCAATTGTCAGCATTTTTGGCTTAGACAAATTTACAAGACTACAATAGGAGAATCAAGAACAACTAAGATAGAGGATGCTGATTTAATTGGATATACTAAAGCGGTTTCAGAAGGATTTAGACCTGAAAAGAATAGCCCATTAGTAGCAAAGCCACCAAAAAGAATGAAGAATAAAGGATTTTTAACACCAAGATAACTATGAGCTATGTACTTTTTATATCAGAACAGAAGTTAAAAGATTCAACAGCAATCAATTTGAATGTTGATGTAAATTTACTCTTGCCTTATGTAAGACAGGCACAGAAGCTATATGTTGAAACTAAACTAGGAACTGATCTTACACAAAAATTAAAAGACTTAATTACAGCAGGCACAATAGGCAATGTTGGTAATGAAGCATACAAAACTTTGGTAGATGATTATATTGGAGATATGCTACCAAACTGGGCATTTTATCATGCAGTCCCTTTTTTAAGGTTTAAAATAGAAAATGGGAATATTTATTCTAAGACCTCTGAAACAGGAAACGCCCTTAGCACAGAAGAAGCTCAGCATTTAAGAGAAGAGGTTAGAAATACCGCTGAGTATTACACAGAAAGAATGATAGACTATGTTAGAAACAATACATCTAGCTTTCCTGAGTATTCAACTAATTCAGGTGCTGATGTCAATCCTGATTCTAATGCCTATTACAATGGTATGAATCTTGAAAGACCAATGCAACAAGGAACTAAATTAACTTTAAGAAATTTTTTAACACCTGATTTAACTTAATGAAGAAACATTATAAGCCAAAAATAAAAAACATAAACAAACTTAAAACATATTTACAAGATGCCATTAAAGGAGATAACAAAAGAGGTAGGGGAAGTGTTAGGAGTAAACAGTGTGATCCTAAGCGTAACAACCTTCACTAATTTAGAACTAGCTCTAAAAATATTACTATTAGTTATTTCAATAGTCTATACTATTGACAAGTGGTGGTATCATAAAAAACAAAGGTAATGCCAAAGAAACGCAAACTAAACAGTAACAACCCTAAGTATAACAAAGCAAAAGAAAGTGATGTTAAAATGCGTAAAGAATTTCTTAAAGAAGTTAAAGGATGTAAAATCTATAAAGCCTACTATCTCTAAACCCTCCAACATAAACCTATTAATCCTCAGAGATACTTTTAGTGATGAAAGTACAATAGGAGAGCTGTTTGTAAATGGAGAAAGATTCTGCGATACATTAGAACTACCATATAGAGATAATCAAAGAAGTATATCTTGCATTCCAGTAGGAGAATACAAAGTAAGATTAAGAGTCGCAAGAGAATCAGCAACAAGAGATTATTTACATTTATTAGTTAAAGATGTAAAAGACAGGTCTCACATATTATTTCATAGGGGTAATACAGCTAAAGATACAAGGGGTTGCATCCTAGTAGGGAGGGGAAGCCAACAAGATATTGTTCATAATTCAACTTTAGCAATGGATTTGCTTATGCAAGAAATAATATATTTGGGAGGAGAAAATATTAATTTAATAATCAAAAATAAATAAAATGAAAAATTACATTGTAACACAATTACTTTCTTCAAAAAAAGTATGGTTAGGTATTAGCTCAATTTTAGTTCCAATGATAGCTACTTGGCTTGGAGTTGATGAAGATGCAGTATCTAAAATCTGGTGGAGTTTAATCGCTATGTTAGGTGGACAATCATTAGCTGATTTTGGAAAGTCAAACAAATAGATTTAGATTAAAGCCGCATGAGGTAGCGGCACTAAAAAAGATGCGAGAAGCTGACACTAGGAATATCCTAGTTGTTGGCGACTTGCATGAACCCTTTTGCCTAGAAGGGTATTTAGATTTTTGTATAGAACAATACGAAACTTACAATTGCAATCAAGTCATCTTTATAGGCGACATCTTAGATAACCACGCTTTTAGTTACCACGAACCTGATCCTGATGGAATGTCAGCAGGTTTAGAACTAGAAACCACAATAGAAAAAGTTGCTAAATGGTATGAAGCTTTCCCTGTTGCAGATGTTTGCATTGGTAATCATGACCGCTTAGCTTCTAGGAAAGCTTTTACTGGCGGCATTCCAAAGGCATGGATAAGATCTTACAATGAAGTCTTAGGCACTCCTAACTGGAACTGGGTAGAGTCAGTAGTATATGATGATGTCCTTTACGAACATGGAGAGGGAGGTCAGGCACAAACAAAAGCAAAGAACAACCTAATGTCTAGCGTTTGCGGACATACTCACACAGAAGCATACTGTAAGTGGTTTGTAGGCAAAAAGTATAAAATCTATGCAATGCAAGTAGGTTGCGGTGTAGATTGTACTACTTATGCTGCTGCTTACGCTAAGAACTTTAAAAAACAAGCCATAGGCTGCTCCGTAGTGCTAAACAATGGTACACTACCAATAAATCTTTTAATGCCCTTATAATGCAGCTAAAAGACTCTACAAAGCTAACTTTACTCTACTTATTAATTATAGTAATAGTTTTACTTATTTCTCTTTAATTTTCTTGCTAACACCTTAATTGTTGATAACTTTGTAAATAAAGTTGTTGATATGTCAGTTAATTCAAAAATAGTTTGTATTATTGCATCATATTAATCAAACCCAAAAACAGATGTACTCAAATTTTAAAATGTTAGAAGCAACAAACAAAGAAGAAGCTATTGTATCTATATTAGATGTAATAGAAGAAAATCCATTATGGCTTAATAAAATTACTGATGGCTTATTTATATTAGTAAAAAGCATAGAGCTAGAACACAAAAGATTCTTATTGGAAAGATCATTAGATGAACAAGTAATAGACTTATTTGTTAAACTTAAAACCGAATACTATAACTTTAAAGACAATACACAATGGAACTACTAGCACAAGACTTTTACTTCTATAACAATGGAGTATATACAGCAATATCTAAGCTATCACCAGAGGGTTGGTTTAAAGACTTGAAAAGAGTAGAGCCTAGTATAAGAATATTTGGCACTAAAGAACAAATAGATGAAGCTCTTGATACCTATATTGAAATGACTGGTCTTAATCTGGATGAAACTTTTTCTTACGAAACAGAAAAGAAAGGAAGCTATTGGGAAGAGATAGTCTTTAGTGAAACTAGAAAAGATAAACCAACACTAAAAGAGTATAACGATACTGTAAGTAAAAATTTAGCAGTATATAAAAAGGAATATAATAAACTAAATAATAACAAAGCATTAATAACAACGATATGAGAACAGAGAAAATAAAAGAAAAGTATTTACATTACGGATTGGATAAAGAAGATGTTTTTAAGCATCAGCATTATGTAATCATCACAAGATCAGGAATTGACAAGATTCAGGCAATAGAGAATATTACTATTGATTATGAAGTAATTAATTGTGACAGAGATTTTTGTGTAGTAAAAGCTAATGCAATTAAAGGTGAAGCATCTATACAAACATTTGGGTCAGCTCTTAAAGGTGGGTTTAAAGATGGAAATTGCAACACTTGGTATGTTATGGAGATGGCAGAGAAAAGAGCTATGTCTAGGGCGGTGCTAAAACTAACTGGCTTTTATGAGCTTGGAGTATTTGGCGAAGATGAAAGCGAAGATTTTAAAAAGAAATATTAATCAATTATAAATAAAAATGGAAATTAAAGGTAAATTAGTAAAGGTGCTTGACCTAGAATCAGGCACAAGTAAAACAGGAAAGGAATGGCAAAAGCAAACAGTTGTAATAGATTCAGGAGATGAGTTTAACAACTTGACTGCTGTAAGTGCTTTTGGAGAAGATAAGATCAAAAACTTAAACAAGCTCCAAGTAGGCATGACAGTTGTTATTCTTTGCAATATCTATTCAAGAGAATACAAAGGTAAATACTATCATAATATAGATGGCTATCACTTTTCTCAACAGTCTGATAATGATGAGTTTGTAACATCTGATACACCATTCTAAGATGATAGAAGAGATTAATTTTAAAATCTTATGCGACCTTACTACAAATTTAGTAGGGTTGCGTAAGGGTTCTCTTTCCTACAAAAGCAGGAAGCAAGAATATCAGATACCAAGATCAGTTGCTAGTGTTGTGGCTAGAATGATAGATGACACACATCAAAATGTCATAGCAAAAGAGCTGAAAAGAGACAGGAGCTTAGTCTATCATTATGAGAAAATGCACGAATCTAATTATAGGTCTTTCCCTAAATATAGAGAAGTATTTAATATGGTTTATAATGCTTATTCTAACATACAGGGAACTAAAAGAACTTTTGTAGATAATAAACAATTAGAAAAATATCTAAAAGAAAATGGTGTAAGTAATAGCGATAAGTACCAAACTATTATCAGAGTTACATCAGGCAGAGTTGAATATGATGTTAAGGTTTCTTATAAAGACTTCTACAATCAATTAGAAAAGTGTAAGTTTGCCATGACAGATTGCAATTACAACTTAGAAATTATTTAATGGAGAAACCAAACTACTATGCTATAATACCTGCTGAAGTAAGGTACTCAAGTTTAAAGCCTAATGCTAAACTTCTTTATGGAGAAATAACTGCATTAAGCGGAAAGCTTGGGTACTGTTATGCAACCAACAACTATTTCGCAGAGCTATATGGAGTTAGTAAAAACACTATAAGTAGTTGGATCAGTGATTTAAAAAAGCTAGAATTTATAACAGTAGTTGTAGAAAGAAATGATAAAAAGCAGATAATAAAAAGATGTATAGGTATCACTAAAAAGATTGATACCCCTATACTTAAAAAGATGAAAGGTAATAATACAAGTATTAATAATACAAGTAATATAAATATAACTAAAGAAAAATTTATTTCAGAAGTTATGACTTTTGATTACCCTAAAGATATGTTAGAGGACTTTATAAACTATTGGACAGAGGGCAAAAAGAAAATGAGATACCAAAAACAAAGCACTTTTGAAATAAAATTAAGATTATTGCGTTGGAAGAAAAACGATAAGGCTTGGAATAAACCTCAAACAATGAGCAAGATACATCAACACTTACAGAAAAACATAAATGTAAAAGCAAAGTTATTAAAACAATTAAAAAATGAAAATAATTAAAACAATGTCTAAAGAAGATTTACTAATGTTGTCAGTAGATTTAGTAAGTAAAACCTATATTGAGTTAGGTCAAAACAATGTAGAAGAAGATACAATAACAATAATGGCTAAAAGTTTAGCTAATGATTTAGTAAGAATTTATAAAAATTTTTATTTTGAAGATGCTGAAAATGCCTTTCATTTAGGGGTAAGAAGTCCTATGACATCTGATTTTATACATTTAACAGTTCCTACTTATATGAAATGGTTACGAAAACATCAAGATATAATATGGGATGCAAGAGCAAGAGTTGACAAAGGAGAAAATCCTAAACAAGTGCCACATTACAGACCTGAACCAAAACTACTCAAATGATCGGATGGGTAATAATAACAGCCATTGCAATGTGGCTAATAAGAGAACTAAGATGAAAACAAAAGAAACTGTAAAAGAACTATTGACAATTAAGCCGCATTTAAGAGATAGTGACAACTTACTGATTGCTGCTTATTGGTGGCGTGAATTAAAGCAAAAGAATATTGATCCTAACAAAATAAATGGCTTAGAGTTCATGCAGATGTTTGCTAATAACAAACTAACTAACATTAAGACAATAGAAAGAATGAGAAGAAAGCTCCAAGAAGAATGTCCTAATCTAAGAGGAAAGGCATATAGAGCTAGGAAAGGCATTATACAAGATCAATGGAAAAGAGATTTAGGATATGAAGTCAATTAGTAAACTTAAAAAAGAACTAGACAAATGGTTTAGCCTTTACATTAGGCTTAGAGATGCTGATGAATTAGGATTTACCAAGTGCTTCACTTCGGGCAGGTATTATCACTACAAAAATATTCATGCAGGTCATTTTATGTCAAGAAAATGTCTATCAACTAGATGGTCAGAACTTAATGTACAAGCCCAGTCAGCAGCAGATAATCTTTTTGCTCAGGGCAGACAGTATCAATTCGGCAAAGAATTAGATGCAAAATATGGAGAAGGTACTGCTGAAGATTTACAAATCAAATCTAAACAAATACAGAAGTTTACTAGATCTGATTATGAAGAAAAGATAACTTATTACAAAGAGGCTGTTAAAAACTTAAAAAAAGAGAAGGGAATAGAGTAACTTTTTTTATAACTTTGGCGTATGCACAAACCGATCTATTCAAGTGAAGAACACAAATCAATAGTAGATGTTTATGTTATGATGTGTAAGCAATTCGTTCAAGAGGTAACAACCCAAGCTAGATACAGAAACTACCTAGAGGTTATAGATGTTATAATAGAATACTCAAATGGCTATGGTCAAGGAGTAAGAGAAAATGGAAACTTTTATGATTGGATAACTATTATACCTATTAATGTATCTGTTGCAACTAATGGTTTTTTTGCAGGTATAGAAACTAAAACAAATTCAGCAGTAGTAAGAGCTTATAAGGTCGTGCTAGATCAGATGCTTCAAGAAGTAATTGATAGGCTAGATAAAATAGAGCCAAAAAATGACTGACATTTATATTGAAATATCTAAGCTAACAGATAAGTTCAGGACAATGGCTTATGGATTAACAACAGATGAAAACAAAATAAATGAAGCAGTACAAGAGCTGATGCTTTATTTTCTACAAATGAATCCTGAAACACTTAGGAGTATTTATAAAAAAGATGGAATTGATGGAATAACAAGATATGGTGCTGTGGCATTAAGAAGAGCATTAACAAGTAAAAGAAGTAATTTTTATTATAAATATGAAAAATATTACACACACATTGACAATTTTAATTACATTTCTACTCCTACTCATCATGAGTATGATTTATCCACTGTTAATAATTATCATAAAAGCCTTTCAAATATTCCAAATGAAGAAGTAGACAATCATAAGCTAATCAAATTAGAGTTAATAGATAAAGAGTTAGACAAACTTGACAGTTGGTATGATAGAGAATTGTTTAAATTATACTATTCTGGAGAAACCTTAGACAGCCTAGCTGCTAAGACTAAGATAAGCCGCAATAGTCTTTTTACAACAATAGATAAAGTAAGAACCATAATTAAAAAGAAATTAAATGAAGATGTATGATCCAATAAAAAACAATAGTTTTGTAATGCAGTTTGGTTTTAAACACCCAGATGACAGGAGGAACTATTAATAAGTTTTTTGTTCCTGATGAAGTTTATGAAGATCGGATAGCAATATGTAAAGAATGTGTTTACTATTTTAAACCAACAGGAACTTGTAAGCGGTGCTTATGTTTTATGAAAGTAAAAGCAAGACTAGCACCAATGGCTTGTCCTCAGAAGTATTGGGATAAAACAACTGAAGTACAAACGCCTGATGACTTGCCGCAAGAGATAATAGATGAAATAATAGACATGTGGACAGACTTAAAGACAGGCAGAGCAAAAGATGTTCAAGCTAAAAAAAGAATGATAGAAACATACAACACAATACACATGACTAATTATTCTCCTACTACAAATTGCGGATCATGTATATCAACTTGCTTTGATGCAATAAAGAAACTATATAAAAAATACAGCGAATGAGTTACTTAGCACACTTAAAGAGAAACAAGTATCACTATCAAAGTAGATGGATAGTTAAATATGATGACAATGAATTAGTAAGAGAGGTCAAGCTAATATTCAATCCTGAAGAATATCGCAAGTTTAAAAGACCTAGAACATTAAACACCCAAGATGGATTAATAAAAATTTTAGAAAATGACAAAGAAAGAAGATTACAAAAAGACTCCTGAGCCTAGTTATTATTTAGGAAAGCTGCATGGATATACAGCAAAGAATGTAGTAGCTGATTTTGATTTAAGCTATAATTGCGGAACGGCTGTAACATATCTATTAAGGGCAGGAAAGAAAGAAGGCAACCCTGCTGAGCAAGATATACAGAAAGCAATTAATCATTTACATTTTGAGTTAGAAAAGTTATATCAAAAGAGTGAAACTATAACAGGAGGACTTGCAACATGAAAAATACAGAAACAATACAGTTGGTAACCTGGAAGCAGGTAGTCAAAAAATATGGCTATAAAGAAACTGAAAACAAAGGGACTAGATTTGGAATACAATTAAAATTAGAAGGAATGAATGATATTGATTTTATATGGTGTGAAACAAACCTAGAAAGAAAAAAATTAGTAAAGACAATTATGAGGATAGCTAAAGAAGAAGGCAGGAATCTTAAATTAATAGATTAATATGTCACTATACAAATGTAAATGTGGCAAGGAGAAGGAAATAAGAAAGCAGACTATTGGTCTTAGAGATGGCAAGTGGGTTTGTATTCAAGCTCTTTGTGATTGCGGTCTATATATGGAAAGCGAACCAGAAGAAGGAATGCCAAGCCTTAAAAGAACAGAAGAGTCTTTAAGCAAAGAGAAAAGACATGATAAACTATGGGCGGGTGCTAAAGAAAAGCTTGTAGGAGAAAGAGGTATTAACGAAAAATTTGACTAATGAAAACATTACTATTACTATTATGCTTGACAAATTGGATATGTACGACTGGTGGCGGTAAGACTTTCATAGCTCCTTATAGCTCTATTAATCAAAGTCATTATTATACAGAACATCACATAGATTTTGGAGATGGATCAGATACTACATTTATTGGAATACACAATCCAATAGCTTTAGCATACCAAACAATAGAACATAATTATGGTCAAGGAATACATATAGCAACTTTGACTACTAACTTTTATGATTCAACTACTAACATATTATTATGCACAGCAGTGAAGCAAGACACTATATGCCCTTACAATATTGCTTATGTAAACGAAATAAGAAAGACTATAAAAAACAAGATATATAACTTACAAGGAATAGAGCTGTTAGAAGCACCCAAAAACATGATGTATATTAAGAACAGAAAACTATACTATGAACTTCGTAATTAATACCAGTCAAGATAAGCAAACTCTTTTTAATTATCTAAAAGAACTTGAAACAGATTATATAGTTAAAGTAAAAAAGCAAAGAAACAATAGAAGCAATATGCAAAACAATTACTATTGGGCTTGTATAGTCCAGCCATTAGGAGAATCACTTGGCTACTTTCCTGATGAAATGCACGATACTCTTAAAGTAAAGTTTGCTAGTGAATGGCAAAGCATAGAGATAAACGACAAACAGATAGGATTGCAAACAGTAAACAGTACAGCAAGAATGAACACAAAAGAATTTGAGATTTATGCAGAACAAATAAGGATATGGGCATTAACAGAACTAGGTGTAAGATTAATGCTGCCAAATGAATACGAGTAATTTCTATTATATATAGGATTGAATAATCAATCTATTTCAATTATGGATAAACGAATAAACAACGGAGGGGCTAGAAAGGGCGCAGGGCGCAAGAGTAAAGCAGATGAACAAAGATTAATAGAGAACCTAACGCCAATGAATGAAAAGGCGTTAAAGTCCTTAGAACAGGGTATTGATAAAAAAGAACAATGGGCAGTTAAGCTGTTCTTTGAATACTTTTATGGCAAACCTCAGCAAAGGGTAGATGTTACTTCAAATGATGAAAGCATTAATATGCCACTAATAAACTTTGTAGAAACTGAATCTGAATAAGAAATACAATCCTCTTTTTAATTCTGATGCTCGTTATTTTATAATAACAGGCGGAAGGGGAAGTGGTAAGTCTTTTGCAGTTACAGTCTTTTTAACTTTGCTTACAATGGCTGAAGGTATCAGAGTATTGTTTACAAGATTTACAATGGTATCAGCTCACTTATCAATCATCCCTGAGTTCTTAGAAAAGATAGGGCTGTTAGGATTTGAAAACATCTTTAGTGTAAATAAAGCTGAGGTTGTAAACTTAGGCAATCAATCAGATATACTATTTAGAGGGATCAAGACATCAGCAGGAAATCAAACTGCAAGTCTAAAGTCATTACAAGGAATAAGTTGTTGGGTATTAGATGAAGCAGAAGAACTTATTGATGAAGATATATTTGACACCATAGACCTTAGTATTAGAGAAAAGAATATACAGAATAGAATAATACTTATATTAAATCCAGTAACTAAAGAGCATTGGATATACAAAAGATTCTTTGAGGACAAAGGTGTAGAAGCGGGTTTTAATGGCGTTAGAGACAATGTATGTTATATCCATAGTACATACCTAGACAATAAAGAAAACCTCTCACAGAGCTTCCTAGAGCGTATTAAGACTATAAAGCATAGGAACTTTAAAAAGTATCAGCATAAAATCTTAGGGGGGTGGCTAGACAGAGCAGATGGTGTGGTATTTACTAACTGGAGTATAGGAGAATTTAATCCTGATGGCTTACAGACTTCTTGTGGAATGGACTTTGGCTTTTCTGTTGATCCTGACAGTCTCACACAAATTGCCATTTGCAAGAAGAAACAAAAGATATATTTAAAAGAGCATATATATAAGAATGGTTTAAAATCACAAGAACTTGCACAGATTATATTAGACAAAGTTGGGAATATGTTGATTATCGCAGATAGCAGCGAACCAAGACTAATTGCCGATTTAAAGCATTTAGGAGTAAACATTAAACCAGTAAAAAAAGGAACTATTGAAAGTGGCATAACTAGAATGCAAGACTTTGAGCTAGTAATAACGCCTGAATCAACTAACATAGCAAAAGAGCTGAACAATTATATATACAGCGACAAATCATCTAAACTATATGTAGATTCATATAACCATGCTATTGATGGAATCCGTTATAATGTAATCTATCACTTAGATAATCCAAATGCAGGTAGGTATTTTGTGCAATAAAAAACCCCCCGCTTAAAGTATTACGACAAGATAATAGAAAGGTAGCGGAGGGCTTAACAACTAACTGAAACCAAAAAACTAAGCAAATATATAAAAATATATTAAACAGTAAACTAAATATCAACAATTTCTATTATATAGTGTATGAAGGTTAAGATTAAGAAGCAGGGCAAGACAAAGGAGTTTAAGTTAATTAGTAAGTGGAAAGATGTAACACTAGAGAAATGGTTAAAACTAATAGACTTTCACAAAGGCACAAAGAGTAAAGAAGCTCAAGAAACAATAGCAGCTTTATCTAATATTCCAAAAGACTTAATTAAGCAGTTGGAATTAAAAGATGTTGCAGTTATAATGGGCAAGTTGTCTGAGCTTCAGGCAAAGCAAGATAGTTCTTTAAAAAAGATAATTGAAGTAAACGGCAAAAGATACGGATTCCATCCTGATCTTGATTCTATAACTCTTGGAGAGTACGCTGACCTAGAGACAATGATTAAGAATGACATTGAAAAGAATATGCCTGAAGTTTGCGCAATCTTATATAGACCAATAGTTGAAGAGAATAATGATGTCTATACAATAGAAGCGTATGATGGTAATATAAGCATTAGGGCAGAGGAGATGAAGAAGATGTCAGCAGAGCAAGTGCAAAGTGCGCTGGTTTTTTTTTATCATTTAGGCAAAGAATTGTCGCTGACTTTGCCATTATATTTGATGGATCGGCTGAAGGAAATGAAGATGCAATAGCATCAGAATCTTTTGCAGAGAAGTGGGGGTACTTTGGAATATTTTATAGATTGTGCAATGCAGATATTTCAAAGCTAGAACAAATAACTAAACTTAATCTATTAGAAGCATTTACTTGGTTAAGTTATGAAACAGATTTAGAATCACAAAATAAAGTAAAACATGGCAGTAAGCAATAAGACTTATAACAATGTAATAGATACTCTTTGTAGACTTGGGGAGTATCATGAGCAAATCTCAACAGTATCAGTTGGAGATATTTATGACATCAATCTTGAAAAGATGGAGAAGATGCCGCTACTACATATTAATCCAACATCAGTAACAACAGGAGATTCAGAACTTGTCTACTCATTTCAGCTGTTTATTTGTGATCTTGTTTCTGAAAAGGATAATTGGCAAACATATCAAGCTAAACAATTAACGAAACTATTAGACCCTAAGAACAATGAACAGCAAGTATGGAATCAGACTTTAGAAATATGTACTGACTTTATAGGTATGTTAAGACACAGCTCAAGACAATCACAGGCAGGAGTAAATGATATAAACGAGCCGCTATACTTTACGCAAGATCAATTTACAATAGAGCCATTCCAAGAAAGGTTTGACAATCTTTTATGCGGTTGGACATTTACAATAGGTGTTAGAGTAATGAATGACTTTGATACTTGTGAAATACCTGTAACAGATGCAGGTGCAGGGTACTAATGAAATTTAAGATAGGAAGATATACAATAGAAATAGGATTTTTTAAAATAACAATAAAATTATAAACATGGCAGATTTAGTAACAACAATAAGTGAATCAGTAACTTTAAATGGAGCAGTTAGAGGTTCAAGTAACTCAGTAACCACTACGGGTATCAATAATGTAATGGAAAGAATAGTAACTTGTATTAATGGTAATGTAACTACAATAGCAACCTTTGCAACAACTCCTCACACATCAGCAGGTGCAATAGATGTTGAGAATGTAAGATATGTTAGAGTTACAAACTTAGACACTACTAACAGTATAGAGTTAGCAATAGTAACAACCGCAACAAACTATCAAGTAACATTAACTGGGGGGAACTCTCACATCCTTAGCATAGGAGAAGAAGTGGCTATTGGAGAAACAGATACATCTCCAGCATTTGGAACTTTAGAGGACTTAGCATCTTTACAAGTAAGCCCTAAAGCAGCAGATGCTCAGGTAGAATTATTTGTAGGGCTTGTTTAATGAATACTCAAAGCCTAGAAAATTATTTAAACAG